CAACCGTGGGATTGTATGTCACATGACCACAGCGTGTATGTGCTAAACAGAGCAACTCCTGCACCTTGGATAGCGAAAGTGGACGGTGAGTTTTATCCTGCAAAATATTATTTCACCGTAGATTACACGAATAGCGAAATAGCAGACGATCCTGCACAACACAAACAAAGTCATGTGCTAGAGCTAATGAACGCAGGCGAATATACAGGAAACATAGTGGCACTACCAAACAACAGAGTCAGAGTAACACATCCTGCGTGGTTCGAGACTGGAACAGGCTCACCTGACTTTAGACCTTCCCAAAGAATATTTCATTCAAAACAAGAGATTGAATATGTGTGGAACACCGATAGAGTGTTCAATAACCTATACGCAGAGGATGAAAATGACAGCAACGACTAAAAAGAAAGTAAATAAAGTTGTAAAAGGACTTAAAAAAGCATCAAAGCTACACGCTAAACAAGCCAAGACTTTATCTACACTAAAACTAAGCAAAGGTGGTAGCACTGTAAACAAAGCAGGCAACTACACTAAACCGGGAATGAGAAAAAGAATGTTTCAAGCCATAAAAGCAGGATCAAAAGGTGGCAATCCGGGACAGTGGTCTGCAAGAAAAGCACAGCTACTAGCTTCACGATATAAAAAAGCAGGTGGGGGTTACAAATAAAATGCACGTTAAAAGGGTAAAGAAAGTAGTTAAGGGTCTTAAAAAAGCATCTAAGACACACGCCCAACAAGCTAAATCTTTAGGCACATTATTAAAGAACAAAAAGTTTGTACACTATGGCAAAAAGAAAAGATCCTAAAGTAGGAACAGGCAAAAAACCGAAAGGTAGTGATAGACGGCTCTACACGGATGAAAATCCTAAAGATACCGTAAGTATAAAGTATGCGACAGTAAAAGATGCAAAAGAAACTATTGCAAAAGTTAAAAGAATTAACAAACCCTATGCGAGGAAGATACAAATCCTCACCGTTCTTGAACAACGAGCTAGGGTTGCAGGAAAAACTGAGCAAGCTGCCCTTGCAAAAAAGGCGAAAGAGCAGTTAAGGAAAGCACATGGTCGCAAAACTAGCAACGATAAGAGCAAAAGTAAGGCAAGGTAAAAAATTAGGGTTCAGCGAAAGAGCAAGAGCAGTAAATAAAGGTATATTACCTAGTAAAGCAAAGAAAAATGCCACTAAAAAAAGGAAAATCTAGTAAAACTGTTAGCTACAATATAAAAAAGCTGAAAAAAGAGGGTAAACCACAGAAACAAGCTGTGGCTATAGCTCTAAATGTAGCAGGAAAGGCAAAAAATGGCACTCGCAAAAAGTCAAAGGTCACTTAAATCATGGACAAAACAAAAATGGAGAACAAAAAGTGGTAAGCCCAGTAAGAAAACTGGAGAACGCTATCTTCCAACAGCTGCAATCAAGGCTCTATCACCCCAAGAGTACGCAGCGACAACTAGAGCTAAAAGAAAAGGCACAAAAGCAGGTAAACAATTCGTCAAACAGCCTAAAGGCATCGCTAAAAAGACGAGAAGTTATAGAAAAGTTACATAATATAGGATATTTTGAGAATGATGGTTAAAGCGTGGTTTATAGTAGCAATAATGTCTGGTGTATATGCAGACGGAACTAAAGATATATTTATATTTCAGCATCCAGAGGATCATGGACACTTTCATAATGCAGCAATGTGTCAAAAGTTTGTAGGAGATAATCCTTTTTCTATAATGAGAGCATTAGTAGATGAATATGGGGATAGATCACCTGAAAAGATTATATGTGTTCCAGAAGAAACTGTTGAAACTATTGTTGGCAGTGTTGCAAAACAAAAGTCTGGTGTATAATGCTATATGAGCCTACTTGTGAAGTATGTGGCAGTCACATTGAAGATGATAAATGTGAGGTATGTGAACACACTGGTGATAATGGTGATTGGGTAGAAGAGGTTATAAAGAAAAAAGATGACCCCAGAGACTCTTGACAGATGGCGAATACTACCAAGACTTATGATGCTAGTGATGACAGGCGTTTATATACGCTGTATCGAATGGGCTTTGAGTCAGCCAGAGTTGACTACGCAACAAGCAGGACTAATATCCGTGATTACAGGGGCGATGACTGGGAGTTTCGCCATATGGATGGGAGCAGAGAAGTCCGAACCCAAAAGAATGGAGAGGGAAGAACGATGAGAAGATATTTTAAAAGATTATGGTGTGCATTACTAAATAGAAAATGCCACGAGGATTGTGACTGCGTATAATGATAGGTTCACTGATAAGTTCAGTATCTAGTTTAGCTTCATCATATATCGAAGGTAAAACAGCTATACAAAAGGCTGAAGCTACTATTCGAATGAAAGAAGCAACAGGTGAGATCGACTGGGACTTAGCTGCTATGAGGGCTTCACAAAGCTCGTGGAAGGACGAATGGCTGACTTTATTGTTCAGTATTCCTCTAGTACTGAGCTTCTGTGGAGAGTGGGGCAGGGGCATAGTAGCAGATGGATTCACTGCTTTGGCAGGTATGCCACAGTGGTATCAGATTGCATTGGGAGCTATTGTAAGTGCAAGTTTTGCAACACGATCAGCAGGTAAGTTTTTTAATATGAGGAAGAAGTAATGGCGTTTAAATTATCGAGTAGAAGTTTAAGTAAATTAGAAGGTGTAAATCCTTTATTAGTGGACACAGTAAAACGTGCCATAGAAGTGAGTTCTGTTGACTTTGGAGTGATATACGGTGTCCGTTCCTTGGCAGAGCAAAAAAAGTTGTACAAGGCAGGACGATCACAGACGATGAAATCTAAACACCTTTTACAGCAAGACGGTACAGCACACGCTGTCGATTTAATGGCTTATGATGGTAGTGACCCAAGTTGGGACATCGTGATGTATGATGATATAGCAGACGCAATGAAAGAAGCATCAATAGAAACTGGTGCAAAAATTTGTTGGGGAGCCGCATGGCATATAAATGATATATCCGAATGGAGTGGCACTATGGAACAAGCTATGAACGCTTACATAGATTTACGTAGGAGTTCTGGGCGTAGACCATTTATTGATGGTCCTCACTTTCAATTAACAACATGAGACAACCACCTAGACAAGGAAGACCTAGAAGAAAACCAACTGGTATGCAGGGGATGTCTGTAAAAAGTGGAGACAAAAGACCTACTGCAGCAGGTGCAGGTATGACTGCAAGAGGTGTTGCAAAATACAGACGTAGAAATCCCGGATCAAAGTTACAGACAGCCGTTACAGAGAGCAAGCCAAGAAGTAGAGCAAGAGCAGCAAGAAGAAAGTCCTACTGTGCAAGAAGTGCAGGACAAATGAAAATGTTTCCTAAAGCAGCAAAAAATCCAAACAGTAGACTGCGACAGGCAAGAAGAAGGTGGAAGTGTTAATATGGCAAGACAACTTACAGAAAAACAACAAAAGTTACTAGCTGTTTTGTTTGACGAAGCAGGTGGTGATTTAGTTACAGCTAAAAAGTTAGCAGGATATTCTGATGCATCAAGCACGACAGAGGTGATGAGAGGTATCAAAGATGAGATACTTGAAGCTACACAAGACTATATGGCTAGAAATGCACCACGAGCTGCTGTTGCGATTGCAGGTGGTTTAGTAGACCCAACAGAGTTAGGTATACGTGACAAACTAGCTGCAGCTAAAGAGTTACTTGACAGAACTGGTTTAGTGAAAACAGAAAAGATGCAAGTAGAAGCTACAGGTGGTGTGATGCTAATGCCACCAAAAGAAAAAGGCAATGAATAGATCATTAGGTAAGTGGACACTACCACAACCCACAGATATGAAAGAAGAAGAAGAGTGGGTGGCTATACCTAAGATAGCAAGAACAGTACCGTTTGGTTATGTTGTAGATGAAAACGATCCAGATGTTTTACAACCAGTAAAGTTAGAGTTAGATTTATTAGAACAGGCAAGAGCATATACACGACAGTATTCATACAGGCAAGTTGCAAACTGGCTAACAAAAAACAGTGGACGAGAGATATCGCACGTAGGATTGATGAAACGGCTAAAGAATGAACGACAACGTAAGAACAAAGTTACAAGCTTACGCAAGTGGGCAGAGTATGCCGAAAAAGCGATCAACAAAGCGAAAGAACTCGAAGAAAGTCGTACAGGAGCAAAAACAGAAGCCACCAGTTAAAGAGATACAAATAGAAGCGATACCTGTTGAAGAAGCACACAATGTTATCTTCAAACCAAATGAAGGTCCTCAAACATCGTTTCTAGCAGCAGGTGAAAGAGAAGTTCTATACGGTGGTTCAGCAGGAGGTGGTAAGTCTTACGCAATGTTAGCAGACCCTCTGCGTTACATGGGACATCCTGCATTTAGTGGCTTACTACTGCGTCACACCACAGAAGAGTTAAGAGAACTTATATTTAAAAGTCAAGAACTCTATCCAAAGATTTGGAAAGGTATAAAGTGGTCAGAGAGAAAGATGCAGTGGGTAGCACCGTCAGGTGCAAGACTATGGATGTCATACCTAGATAGAGATGATGACGTACTACGATATCAAGGTTTGGCATTTAGTTGGATAGGGTTTGACGAACTTACACAGTGGGCTACACCGTTTGCTTGGAACTACATGAGATCACGTTTACGTTCTACATCACCTGATCTGCCAGTGTATATGAGAGCAACCACGAACCCCGGAGGTAGGGGGCATCACTGGGTCAAGAAGATGTTTATAGACCCTGCACCTTATAACAAGGCATTTAATGCAACAGACATTGAAAGTGGAGAAGAACTCAAATATCCTGCAGGACACAGCAAAGCAGGACAGCCACTATTCAAACGTAGGTTTATACCTGCTAGACTTACAGATAACCCTTACCTCGCATCTCAGGGCGATTATGAAGCAATGCTTCTATCCCTTCCTGAACAGCAAAGAAGACAACTACTGGAAGGAGATTGGGATATTAAAGAAGGAGCAGCTTTCACCGAGTTTGATCGCAACGTACATGTGGTTGAGCCTTTCCATATACCTAGCAACTGGGTTAAGTTTAGGGCATGCGACTATGGGTATGGAAGTCATTCTGCCGTTGTATGGTTTGCTGTTGCTCCGTCAGAACAGCTAATAGTATATAGAGAGTTGTACGTATCAAAAGTATTAGCTACAGATTTGGC